AGGATCGTTGATCAGGCCGCTCTGCAGCAGGTCAAAGACCATCTGCCTTTTCTGTGCCGGCGATTCGATGCCGACGTTTTCAAGAAATACGTCTTCGGAGCTTATGTCGCTGCCCTGCCAGTCGATCACTTCGGAAATATTGTTCTTGCCGACAATCCGTAATGTCTGTGGACCCTTGACAAACTGCTTCGCCATCCTGAGCTGAATTTTTCCGCTTTGTATGTTGTGCCGCTCTATATTGTCGGCCACGTTGGAAAGCCTGGTGTCGTCCTGCTCTTTCAGCAGGTCAATGGCCACCCCGGACTTTACTCCGGCGGGGACGGCGCTCTGCCTGCTTATCTCCGACACCCCGAAAAGGATGGAAAACTCGGTTAAAAGGGTCTGTTCCTCGGTTTCAAACGCCGCCGGCAGCGGCGGGTTCTGCACCATTTCAGGTGGTCTGAATCCCTTGCTGTAGTCAAATATCTGCCCAGGGAATCCGCCTTCAAGTTCAAGCTGTTTAGGATCGTCCATACTGTCCTTCTCCCGCAGCCACTGACCAATAGCGCACCGGTTTAAGTATTCAGCTTTGCGGTTTCTAAGGGCGTTGTACCTTCTCTGGACCGGTATTGCCCGCTCCATAACCGCCTTGCCCCAGAACATTCCGGGACGGTCCAGGCATTTCAGCATTGTAAGCGGTATGCCGGGATAATTGTCCTCGCCGCACAGGTAAGGGAGCTTTCCAGCATACAACTTCTTGCCACCGGCGACGATAATAAGCCGCCCTTCAGGGTACTTACTGGAAGGCTTTTCCCAGTATTCCTTAACTATGGCGTGTTTTTCCAGTTTTACGGTATGATATACGAAGCCGCCCTGTCCATAGCCAAGTCCGGCCATGCCATTCATAGCGGCGACCATCTTTTCACACTCGGCCTTTTCTTCTCTGACTTCCTGCCCCCACATCTCCTTAATATCGTCAACGTGATACGCCTTTGCCCTGATGATGCTCCGGCACTCCGTAAGGCCGTTTCGATAACTTGAATCAGGATAAATTTCTTGCGGAGGGACTACTATAATCTCCAGCTCCCCCTCCCGGATCTCCTGTTCCTGCACTTCCTGGCCGCCGGTTTCCTCGCCGCCCGCCGCCTGCTGAATGCCGACGACCTTTCCTTTTTGCGGGTTCCAGGTGTGCATTCGGAATACTGTGCCGCAGGTTTCCAGCCAGGCCAGTTCCTCCACCTGCTTGTCGCTCATATTCTGGTTGTAGTAGTTGTCTCTTAAGACGCCGGTGCCGACCTTTGCGCTGTGCAGGTCTTCTAGGTCTTCTGTTCCCGGCTTAACTTTGGGGATTGACCTCATGCGCTTCAGTTTAGCTATGCGGGATTCGATGTTCGGAGCAATATGGTTGAATACTTCGCTCCCGCTCTTGCCAGTCATAGAGTATCGGCTGTTCTTCCAGTGACCAGGAGGCAGTATTGATGTCAACATACTGGTTGCCGTCGGCAAAGCACAGGTTAAGCCGCCACTGCATCTCAAAGGGACGCCTTTCATCCTGGCGCCGCTTAAATTCCTTTTCCACAAAGTCAGAAAGGCTATCGTCGTATACCGGCCCCTCGTCCTTGCCGCCGAAAATATTTCCAAAAAAATTAGATACCCCTTGTTTGATAGGCTCAAGCACAGAACCACCCCCCTTCAATAAAAATAAGTGCCTTTTACGCGCCTATTTCTTTAATTCCATGTGACGTTCAATCATGTTGCACGTTTTCTTTCGCCTTCCGCTTACCACGCTCCAGGCCCGCTCTTACAAAATTCGCTCCTCTGCCGTCTGCCGGAGGGGGGCGCGTCTGCTTCTGCTTTTCCGAAACCGTATAATCAGTCAGGTCTTTTGCCATCAGGCGGGAATAAAGGTCTTTGCGCTCCCGGTCGTGCTGCCATTCCCGCCAGGCGAGAAATAGGATGAAGGCGCAGGCAACGATGTAGACTGTCAACGTCAACCACCAGCCTTCCCGGGGTGCTTATGGTTGATGTGATTGGCTAGAGATCCCTGATTGACGAAGGTCATGTCGCAATATGGACAGGGCAATCGTGCCGGCAACATGCTTTTACCGGATATTTCGCCAGCCAAAGAACTGCTGGTAGGAGCCGCTTCCAATTCCCCGATCTTTGCCTCCAACTCTTTGACCTTCTCCCGTAACTCCCGGACTTCCGGCACATGCTCCACCAGTTCCGGCGGGAGCTGACTCACAATGCTTATAGCATCGTCGTTGCATATTTTCATAAATCCCGGCAGGACCAAGGCCGATTCGCTCGGCTGTCCGATTATCCAGGCCGCCATACAGCCTACCGTCCGGCACTTAAAAAACTCGCAATACTCTGAGGAAAATGGGTTTTTGAATATCCTAGGTGAATCGTTTAACACGGTATCAATCCTCCAAAAATTAAAATAAAAAAGGGAGTATCAGGACCCAAGACACTAATAAATGCCTTCGGCCCCAACACTCCCTGTCCGGTTCTCCTGATCCAGAGATGAAGTTATTCAGCTGGTTAGTACCTTGTAATCCTTTTCAACTACCCCCTGTTTACTATCTCCCCTGGTGTGCATATCCCACCAGTATAACCCCTTATGTTTACCAAATAGACCCTTATTTCTGCTAAAGTCCTTGAAATGTCCTCTGCAAATATGAAGAGCATGTTTCATGCCATGCTCCTGTGTTTTACCTTCTTCAGTTAATATTTTTTTAATCGGTCTTATTTTCAGAACTTTATGTATAACAAGTGGCATTAATCCCTTTTTTACCCTACTTCTTTGCAGCCTCTCGGGATACCTTATTTCCTCCGAAATAACATTCTTGCAATGCATGAATGAAATAGCCACACCAACTAAAGTGCTCGCAAAGCCTATACTAGATGCGATGTCCTCTTTTGGTATTCCGTTTTTTATTAAAATTGAACTATTGTTTATAATTATCGGCTGTTTACTATTAAAAATTACCTTGCCTTCCTTAGACACACTAAAACCAGTAAAACCCACAAGTATAATAATATCTCTAACGCTATTAAATAATATAAAGCCAACATTCCAATGTTCCAGTTCATCGTTCCAGTTACTTAAACAAAAAATGGCGTTTCTTACATGCTTATATTCACATGGAACCCTTTCAATCTTTCCTTCTGTGTTTTTATACTCCGGCATCCTCCATTCGAACCACATCTTATTGAATGGAGGAGCACAATTTGGGACATCTTCAATAATTGACCAGGTTTCCTGCGGCATACTATATACATAATCACTCACGTTTGTAATGTCAATAACCTGCGCACATTTTAAATCGTCAATGGCAACTTGCATTCCCTTGTCTTTAAGCAATCCAAGCGCCTGTTTTGGATTTCTTAAAATGTCATCGATCATCATATACTAATCCAGCTTTTCCTCCTTCCTGGTATTCACGAATACCGGATTCCCTTTTTTGATAATGACCTCCACTGCTCCGTACTCAAGTTCCCGGATGCGGTCAAGGATTTTTGCCTCTTGGCTCGTTATGGACTTGCTCTGTTCCTTCGTGTCCGGCACGGCGATCACCGTCCCCTTCATGGCCCTTTGAAAATCCACCTGTCTACCCAAAAGAATATCAGTCCTCCTATTATATTGGCGATTATGGCCTTAACCAACGGACTGAATGGCAGTAGTACAATACATAATGCGATTATTGGTGTTGATAACTGCCAGCGCAACAAGTAAAGCAGGTATTGCTTTACCAAACCCTTATGACGGCGGCGGTCGTTACCGATACAAACTTGGCCAACATTGGACATCACGCTTCAGTCTCTCTTTTGGCCTTTCTTTCCCGCCGCCCGGACAAAACAAAACGCTCCCTGGATTTGTCCAGATAGCGCTTCTTCTTAGGTGAATGGTTCCGGCCTTTCTTATGCCGACTGTCCGGTTGGAAAAACTTCTTTAGGAATTGCATCATTGCTAGATTCACTCCGACGCCGCCTCCTTGTTTTTTAAAAAATGCCACCGTGCCACCGTCGTACAGTATCCGCCAGGCGTCCGGACAACAAAAAACGTCCTATATGTCTTTAGGACGGTCCCTTGGATTGTGCCGGCGCTTGTCCGCCAAGCCTTGTTGTCTCCCACCTTGATGTCGTGCCTGCTGAAATCGTAGACTGGCGGCCTTATGTCCTCTCCCAACTAAGTGAACCTCCTTCTGGCAGCCGGCCTATTAAACCGTTTCGCCAGCTTTTCCTTGTCCTTCTGAATCTGGGTCTTCTCGGCCTCCGGCTTCTTGGAATGCTTGGAGTGCCAGGCCACCAGCCCGTAACCAGCCGCATCAAAAGGATTAGTATAAACGTGCGGTTCCTCGGCCACCTTCTCGCTGTCCTTTTCGTCTACAATCAAGTTCGGGAGCGCCTCAATGAGCTTTGCGCAGGTGTTGAATATCTGCACCTTGGCGATGGTCTTCCCCGTGCGCTCGTCCTCCAATGGCTTCAGGTACTCATGCAAAATGGCCTTCCGGCTTATCCTTGCCGTGCGCTGGTCTGTCGGCGGCGGTATGCAGCCAGACAACCCCCCCGCCTGGTAACAGTCAACGATGGATTTCCCTTCTGAGACACCGATTCCCCGCCCCAGCTTGTTCCATGCGTCCCGGCCGACCACTGTGAAACTTATCTGCTCTGATATTTCCTTGCCAAATTCGTCCGTTTCCGGCAATCCGTATTCCCCGCCCATGACCGACCGTCTGACCACCTCTTTGGCCTGCTCCTCGTAGGTCAGCCTCGGATCCTTCTCGTCCCGGGAAAACTCTCTATATATGTAAACAATCCCATCGTCGCTGACCGCCAGCCAGTACCAGGCAAACGGATCGGCATATCCTGGGTCGTTGCCCCGCCACCGGCGCCACCAGGGAGGAATCTTAAACGGCCTGCAGACATGGATCATCTCTGAAAACTCCGGGAAGGCCGTCCCTTCCCCAGCAGAGAGCGCTTCCTCCGGCGTTGCCGGATATTCCTGCATCCAGGAATGCGGCAGGTCCTTTTTTGTCTGCTCATACCATTCCTTTGTCCGCCTCGGGTCCGTCCACCAAGGGAGAAACATCCGGGCGAAAGAATTAAGCCCCTTGACGGCATTTATCCAGGTTGCTTCAAATAGGCTGCCTCGTTTATTGGTTGACAACCCTATTACCTGGCCGCCTGTCGGCCGGTTCACCGTCGGGTACACGCTCGCCCATATTTCCTCCGCCCACTGCTGGAATGCCCACTCATCTAAGATGATGAGATTCTCGGTAAATGACCGGCCGCTTCCCGGCGCGCTGGTCAATGACTTGAAGCCGCTTGGCTCCGTACTGTCCGGGTGATAAAGCGTAACCGTCTCGGTTGTTGATTCCCACAGCACATAACGGCCCGGCTTAACGTCTCTCCTTTTCTCCTGCGCCATCCATGCCGGCAGGTGTCTGAGGATAAATTCTATCCTCCTGGTCAACTCCTTGGCGTCCCTCTCAGTTTTGGAGAGCGCCGCCACCGTGTAGCCAGGGGAGAACACCATCCGCCATACGGCATAAGAGAGCGCCAGCCAAGTCAGCCCCAACTGGCGCGCCTTCAGTATCACTAAGAGCCGGTTAGAGAGGATTGCCGCCAGCACTTTAAGCTGCCCAGGCCACAACTTAAATTTTACCGCTATCCCGCCGCCTTCGACTGTCGCCTGATCTTTGTCTTCTATATAAATCCATTTCCGGATAAACCGGGGACAGGAATCTTTGCACTTGTCCTTTTCATGTTCAATCTCCAGATCAACTTTCTTGTGATCTTCGACGCTTTTTGGCAGTGCCATTTTAGTCAGTTCCTTCAGGCTTCAAATCGTCGCTGGGATCGCAATCTTCTTCCCGGATGGAGGCAACCAGCCGGGCTCTTTCCTCTTTGGTCATGTCGGCACTGTAAGAATGTAGAACTGGTATAGCCCCACCGTCCGGACCGGAGTGACTGTGCCGCTGCTGCTCCTTCCAACCCCTGAAGTTGTTGGCCAGGCTGAATTTAGCGCCGTTGGCTCCATCCTTGTCAAACAGCCTGGATTCGGCATAAGCCTCCACTTTGGCCTTCGCGCGCGTAACCGTGTTAACAAAAGCTTCCTTTTCCTGGTAGTTCAGCAACGCCAGCCTGGAAGTAAATCCCAATGCCAGAGCCAGCCCTGTAATTGTCGGAGGCTTTGCGCCAATGATCACCATTTCACCGTATTTGTTAATGACATACTCGCCATCTTTGTTTTTTAA